GCTTCACTAGTGACAGGCAGAATGGTCGGATACTTAATATCCGCATACTGCACTTCAAACACTTGGGGGCGGATGTACTCAAGCTGACGCTCAAGGAACAGACCCGCGTCATCCATACGGAATTCAGACATTGTTAGGGCCTCCTATCAAGAATCAGCGGAAAGAGTAAAGCTGGGGCCATTCAGCTCCAGAATTGCAATGCCGCTGGAAGTGGTGGTGCTCAGGAAACGTGCGCCAGCGAGGCGAACGGTTTTACCAGAAGCAAAAGCATGCGAGAATTGACCAGCCTTGCCAGTGCCGCTAGCGGAATACAGCACGCGCACAGGCGAAGTGGGCGAAACAGCGCCAGTCACATAGACAGCCACTGCACCTTCGTTAGCCACGTTCAGCACTTGCTGATTCTTCACGCCAGGACGGTTATTGGAATCCAGAGCGGTTTCGTCAACATAGGTGAGAACGTTCACACCCTGAACGGTGTCAGAAGCGCCAGAAATGGTAGCAGCAGAGTTTGCAGCAGTACCAGCGGTGTTGTAGACAACCACATTACCGAAAGGCAGCACAGCGCCAGTTTCGTTGATGTAGGTGCCAATGGTGTTGTCGCGAATATCGGACAGTTGACCTTCCAGCAGTGCAGTGTGCTCCAGAGCATAGCTCTGTTGCACGCCACCAGCGGAGGCAGTGCCCGAAGCAGAGAAAGTTACGGCCATGATTACTTAGCCTCCTTGGAGATGGAAAGGGGCTTCTTCCATGCATTCTGCAGCATATCCATATAAGCGGACGGCGCAGAAACAGGAGAAGCAATGGAAGCTACGGCTTTACGCAGCTCATCAGTGGTGGCAGAATCAGAACGACCCTCAGAGAGAGTGTCGAACATTGCCTGCACGTAGTCGTCGCTCTTTTCAGAAAGATCAAGCTCGTCACCACGCACTGCTTTGATGGAATCAACCATCACTTCACGGGCAGTTTTGCCAGTGAATTCATAAGCGCTATCCAGGACAGGCTTGGCTTTCTCAATGAGAGCCACGCGCTCTTCAACCATGGAATCAAGGTTGATTTCTTGAGCAGCAGCAAGTTCGCCTTTCAGCTCTTCCACCTGCTCAGCCAGGGCGTCAGCACGACCCTCAGCGGAATCGCACTTGCCTTGCATTTCCTTTTCCATGACGTCCATCTCTTCCTTCATTTTGGAAGCTTTGGACATCATTTCATCGTACTTTTGTTTCATGTCCTCGTAGGACATTTTGGCGTCTTCGCGTTCTTTGGTGATTGCAAGAGCAACGCTCTCAGTCACCTCGAACTCGGCGCCATCAAAAACGACTTTTGCCGTCATGAGATGGTCTCCTCCATTAGAGATCAATGATGGGTCAGCAGCATCTTGCCTATCAAGATGAAGCTTCACTTGCGGGCCAGCGCGGCCCCGACGAACAACAGCGATGTGATTGCCGATGATTTCCTTTTGGATGCCATCGTAATGTTCACCGTTTTCTGTAACGCCAGGCGTGGGATCATAATTCACCTTATAGCCCGCGCTTACCTCACGAGCATCTCCTTTCATGATGCGCTTGATGGTGTCTTCGTCAGTGATTGTCATCACTGCCTTGACAAAACCATTGTCGTACACCACTTCAGTACCACTAAAGCCTACTTGGTAGTCCTTAGTATTCTCAGAATCGAGCAGTACAGGCGGGTGCTCAGAAGTGATTGCCTTGCCCGCGAATGAAGCAAGACTATCGGGAGACGCCACTTCTGTTTCAGGACGATATTCGCGACGAATGGAGCCATCACTGTCTGTGTAGTGTTGGATGCCAGTGCGTGCGATTGAAGCCCACGCTCGAAGATAACCTTCTGGCGTGAGTTCGTATTTCTCAATAGGAGAGAAATCGTATCGGCAAGAAATGGTGCTCATATTCATACTTTATCAAGAAGCGAATGTTATACTTTATAGGCTTATGCAAAACGGAATAAATCATCGTGATGTTTTTGGCGCGTAGCACGACGGATGCTCTTAAACTTCCCCACCAAGAAGCTCGCATTCTTATTGCAAGTCGCATTAAGGAAGCTCGGCTTAATGCTGGGCTCACGCAACATGACGTAGCAAAAGAACTCCACATCAGTCAAAGCTCTTATTGCCGCATTGAAAAAGGCACAGCTCCGCCAGATTGCGTACAAATTCGCACGCTCAGCGGTCTCTATGGGATTAGTGTGCTGTGGCTGATGGGCTACCCATCATTCATTGCAAAAATCAATTAACCTTCTCAATAAAAAGCGCTTATTAAGAAACGCAATAATTAGTCCTCGTCGTCGTCTTCGCCGCGAATGCTGGCAAGTTGATTTTCAATGTCTTCCATAATGTAGGACTTTGCCATTGCCTCAATTTCAAACGTCAAAAACTTTGTCGGTTCAAAATGAGGGTCGGGCTTTTCGTAAACGCTCATTACATAGATGTGCGTTTCATCTAGTCGTCCATTTTTAAAGCACTGCTTCTCCACTAGTTCCCACCTGGAAGTATTGCGATGCTCGTTAGCGGAAAGAATAGAGAGAGCCTTTAAAAGACCAATGCCTTCGTCCTCTTCTTCGATAACACGCACGTATTCGCTCATTGGTCTTTTTTGCGACTCTCTACCATCTTAAGCCTCGTTTTGCGGGCGGCACTTACCACCACGCTGATGCTGCTTCATATTTCCCATTGTTCCGCGTATCTGAGCCCCACACTTCTCGCATTTTCTCACGACTTTTCCCTTTTCTTTGTTTAACCATGCATTCATTTCCTTGTTGCGAGCTTTTGCTCTTTCGCTAGATGCTGCGCGTGCTTTATCCGATGAGAGCGGATGACCGCCTTCCTCTCTCCATTTGTCCTGCGTTTTCTTGGATGTTTCTGAAATCTTTTGGCGTCCCTCTTCCGAAACTGTCCAACCCTCTGCGACACGCCTTTTCATCTGCTGAGAAAGGAAAGCCCTGCCTTCTGAAGTCTTTGTCCAATTGTGCTCGCTAAGGACTTGTCTAAGTCTCTCAAATTTGCGCGAGTTCATCTTGGGGTCGCGCTTAGACATGCAAATTAACGCCGCAACCGTTCCGTGGCATGGAAACATTTTGAACAGCAGGCGATGGGCGACCCAGTGTTCCCTCAAAGTCAGAGGAACAATTTTCTTGTTTTCTTTCCTGTCACGCCAGAAACAAATAGGGAAGTAATGATGCCATTCATATTTTTGACTTAGATCTAAATCCTTTTCCGTCCTTTCTTTTGCCCTCTCAATCAAGCGAATATACGCCTGCCTATAGTCCATCTTTCTTCTGTTGCTCAACTCGCTTGATTATAGAGCGAGCCCATCTTTCTCCACTCCTTCCGCCCCATAACAACATCGACACAAATCCCGCGTCATCTTCGCCCCCAGCAAAATTTTTGCGATGCCTTGAGAAAAATGCGGCCATGCGTTTAATGGTCTCATAGCTCACCTTCTCGCCATTGGCCAAGCTTGTCGCGCGAGCAACGCCGCTTCCAATGCCCTGCCTGCCCGCTTCCTGCGTCGTCAATCCTCCTTTCCCATGCTTCTTGCGCAACTCCAGGCCGCGACGAGCAGCGGCTCTTACAGCAGCAGGAGGGGCAAAGCTTTCAGCGTCACCCCTCAGCGCTTTTTTCCGCAGGAACCGTCCTCCATTTCTTCCATGCCCTCTTCCTCTTCTTCTTCCTCTTCGCCAATAAGAGTCATGAAATAATTGTCCCAATAGGTATCGCTCTTACCTTGACGACTCATGCCAGCTTCTGAAAGAGCAATGGCAATTGCACGCTTTCTGTCTTTAATTTTCTCACCGCCACTACCCTTAAGAGTGCCAGCTTTAAATTCGCGAAGAACACGAGCAATTTTTGCTTGCTTTTCTTTTGTAGTCATGATCAATTTTGAGCGCAATCAATTAATAAATCCTATCGGAGCCGTGGCTATCTTAACGCCTGGCAAAATCCTATCCCTGCATAAAACCATGCCAGTAATCAAGCGTTCTGCAATAAAAGCAATTGCACGCTTGTCATAACCATCAATGGAACGAAAATGCTCCTTATGCTTAAGCCAAATTGGTCCCAATGCCGAAAGCAGAACTCCCATAAATTGCTTATAACTTTGCTTTGGGCCACGCGCCATGTTACAACCAATAAACGAAGATTGTGCCCATATCTGATCTATTTCTTCCCGAGAAAACAACCATTCTTTTGTGTCAGCCAATTCTCGTGTGATCGCTGGTGCATCAAAAGCAGAATGCCCTCCATAAAATTGCTGTTCAAGAGTGCAAGAAAATTGAGCAGGTTCAGGCAAGTAAAGCGTTTCTGGGCAGTACCATTCACCTTGTGGCTCTATCCAATTGCGCCGATACTGAGCATTGCCAATATTTTCTTCATTGGCGTTGCGGATCATCCAATGCGCGCAAGACAGTTCGCCACAGCGACTATTTAGCCCAGAAAGAAAAGCATTTTCGTCGTCGAAAACATAGCCTTCTAAGCGCAATTTTTCGCGCTCGTCGTCAGTTAACGCATAACTTCCCCCCATGATTGGCACAATGCGAGACTTGGCCGTGTAACGCACTTTCTCGCCAGGAATGCAAACTGCATAAATCGTGCTATCAATCATCGCCATACACCTTGCGAGCTTGCCACAGCTCATTGTAATTGTTGACGCCTGTAGCGCCAAGCCCCGTCAAATCGCCACCGCCAGCAGGCTTGCTCCATGCCATGATCGTGCCATCAGGCAGCACGAAAGCCCTATTCTTTTGGCCGTGAGTGGGCGTCAGCTCAAGATAGTCTCCATAAACAAAATCAGTTTGGCTTCCATTCGCTGCCAAAGCTTTACCAAGCAGCGTGGGGCCAGTAGGGCACAATGGAGTGATGCCATAGTATTGTTGCACGCAATTTGCCACAATCATTTCAATGGCAGTTTGCAACGCAGGATTATCGGGCTGAGAATAAAGCACTGTTGTGGCACACGCCCAGCTTGTGTAGCTAAAACGCTGAATGTCGCGGAAGGCAAGAAACTTGATGCGATCACCAAGCTCCACTGCATTAAAAGCCCTCACGCCAATATCAAAATACCAGCCACCAAGCTTGTTTAGCAAGCAGAAACGACCAAGATCTGCTTTGTAAGAAAACGGTTTGAGCGTGTCGTAAGCCCACAACACTTCTTCTTCATAGTTATCAGCAATGAAGGCGCGAAGTGAGTCGCTGCTGTAAATAACATGCTTCGCCTCGGGAAAGCATGCGTCAATAGTTCCCGTAGCGTGCTTTAGAAAAGGGCTAAGCGCTTCTGATGGATCAGTTGAAAGGAAGATTTGTGAAATTTGCATGATCAAACAATTTTTGCGGGAGTGCCAAAGCCTTTGAATTCGGGCTCAGCGGCCTTTGCATTGAGAGTACGTTCTACCACGCCAAGCAATTGCTGCTGAATATGCGGCCAAGTGAATGGCTCTTCATGCAAACGCTTGTAGCACCATTGCCCGTCTTTCTTCAGTGCATCGCGATTTTCGTAGTAATACGACAAGATTTCTGCGGCACTATCAGGATCAGGAAGTAGGCGCTCAAGGCCATAATTCCTGTCGGTTTCAGAAGCGTTGCAAGTAATGCGTGGCAGTTCGTCAAAAATTTCAGCCAAGCTTGTATGGTCAGGAACAACTTGGGCCACGCCAACGGAACCATGTTCAGTATTGACCAAGCCCCAGCCCTCGCCAATGCAAGTATTGATGCCCACATCGGTGGCGTTATACACTTTGTTTAATTGCTCAATAGAGAGACAGTTGTCCACAGAAAAATGAGGACTTGTCAAAATTAACTTATTTGTTGGGTCGAAACCTTCATCGCGAGCAATGCGCTTGAACAAATCAATAATTGGCCATCCCAAATCCTTGGAGCCCATATTCAACCATAAACGCGCGTCGTCTTTGTCTTTTGCAAATTTAATGAACGCTTTCAACGTAAGGTCAATTCGCTTGCGCGGCTGATTGCGATTGCCATTAAAAACAATGAACACATCTTCTGGCACGCCAAGCTCTTTGCGGCATTGCTGCCTGTCAAGAGGGAAAAATTTCTCGAAGTCAGTGCCATGGCCAATAATATCAATGGGCTTGTCGTAGCCCATTAAGCGCAGTTCTTTTTCTGCGAACTGCGTGTAAGTAGCTAATCCGTTCCATTCCATCATCGGACCCGCCAAATTTGGAAACAGTCCGTAGGAGTCAATAGGTGTGTAAACAAACCACTTAAATCCCAACTGAGCTTGGAGGGGCTTGGCTTTTTCCCAGAGATTCAAGGCAATCCAAATATCATTTGTCACCCAAACAAGATCCGGTTTTTCAATATGGATTACACCGGCGATGCGATGCGCGCCAAATGGATCAGATCCATGCAGCATCGCGGGATAAACTTTGTAATTTCTCGCTTCCGGGTGAGGGTCGCCGTGAAAGTTTACGCTCAGTACAACAACCTCATGCTCTTTAGCCAGAGCCGGGAGCAAATACTGAGCGACTCGCCCGAATCCGGTTTCTACAAACGCATCGCCACAATACAAGATTTTTGCCATGGAACCAAGCAAGCTTGTCCAATGTTAATGCGCAGAATCTGTTCGGTAGTAACAAGACTCCCCTGTTTTCGCCACAAATTCCTGCAGTGCATCAAAAGCCTCTTTTTCCGTGGCGAAACGACCAAGTCTCTTGGTTTTAAAGTAGGAGCGCCACGGTTTTGACTTGGACGACGGATCATAAGAAACACCTTTTAAGCCACTCGTATTATCCGAGCGCAGCCGAGAATTAAGCATGTTCTGCTCGTGCGAACAAGCTCGCAAATTTTGGGGGCGATTATCTGCCGGATTTCCATTTATATGATCAATTTCAAGCTGCCCCGGAAGCCTATTATTTGATAATGCCCATACAATTCGGTGGAGCGGATAAGCTTTTCCGTCAATATTGATATAGCGATATTTTTTACTCCAACGCCCTGCCTCCATTCCCGGTCTTACGCGATTACTGGTTGGTCGCTTCCAAATTAAAACCCCATCAGACCGAAGCGCCAATAACCAGCGAAGGCGTGCCAAAGTCGGTAGCGGTTTACAATAAATCATCGGCTCATCTCCAGTGAGTTGGTCACGAGCTGGGAGGTGCGAACTCGCCAGCTCACATTATTATAGGCAGCACAAGGAGACAACCATGCTGCCACCATCCTCTGTGCGCTTCTGTATTAGCACTTGTAATAAGTTTGCCGCTTATACACTGCCCAAAATTATCCCCTCTCTCACTCGCGCTGGAATTGGCACCAATGAAATCCTGATCATCAATGGAGGCCAAGAAAACTGGCAAATTGACCATTATGGCGACG